ACAATTGCTCTGGGCTGTTCAGGTTGATAGGTGTGTCACCCATCAGAGTACGAACATGCTTCTGTAGACTGTCAATAAGTTGACGCTTCTCCTGTTCAAACTCTTGACGCACCTCATCTAGCTTGGCTATATCCACACTGAAGCCACGCTGATAGATACGTGAGAGGCACACAGCAACTTCATTAGTCAGGTCAACAGTACCACGCAAGCCGCTGTCTTCCTTACTATTAAGGCGAAGCATTAGCTTGTCAGATAGTTGCTGCGTAGCGTGTAAGTCAGCCGATAGGTACATAGTCAATTCTTCCCAAGGTATGTCACGTGTGCTATATCCCTTGGCGAAGTACTCCTTAAGTGTGTCCTGCTTCTTAGTGTCCAACTCGTAACGCTCTGCACATGCTTCAAGAGACAGTGGCTCCTTCTGTCCACGCTGCATGACGTACTCTGCCAGCATCGTATCAAACACAGGGCCATCATACTTGAAGCCTGATTCCCACAGCCACAACAAGTCGTGTGCTGCGTTGTGCATGATGAGTATGGTAGCTTTGTCTAGGTATTCCTGCACCATAGTATGTCCATAAGCATCTGCTGGTACATCACTGTGGTCAAAGGTGGCGATACACTCTTCACCCATGTCACTCAGCATTCCCACCATAGTCAGTGAGTTGTCAGGCTCAAACGGGTCAAGGTGTGTCTTACCATCACGCTTGGTGACAGTATTCTCTACATCAAGTGTTAGCTTCATCCTTCGTACCTCGCTGTCTGATAGTTGAGTTCACAGTTTACCATACCATGCCAGCCATTCAACTTGTTCTTTACAATGTTGATGTGCCGCAGTGGACTGTCTTCTTCCTGACCCTCGACTGTTGGTGACTTACCAATCAGTATCATCAGGTCAGCTTCCGCAGCCTTACCTGTCCGGCTACCTTCCATCATGCTCTGGTTCAACTGCGCGCGGCCTTCTGCCTCTGCCGATAGCTGAGACATGTAGAACACAGCACAGTCATAGGTCTTGGCAATCTGCCGTGCATAGATAGCACATGCCTTGAGTGCTTCGTCCTGTCGTGCAAAGGAACCCTGCACGCCAAACTTATCACCCATGTCAAGCACAAGGACATCAGGCTTATAAGACTTGCATACGGACTCAACCCATGCCATGTCACGACCACCCGCTTCCTTAATCTTGATGTTATTCATCACCGGCTGATACAGTGCCTGTGCCTTTGACATATTGTCCCGTACTTCACGGGCTGTCATGCCAGCGGCAGCAGTCAAGTATCTGGCACCAACACGGTGTGTCGGCTCCTCGTTACACAGGATGATGCACTTGGCACCCTGATGTGCGAACCCGCCCGGTGCAGCAATCAAGCTGGCATGGAAGGATGTCTTGCCAGTGTTAGGCCGTGCGCCAACTTCGATAAGCTGGCCACCAGACACACCCTCTACCTTACGTGTCACACTTGGTATGTTGAATGTCCAACGTGCTTCCAGTTCAGCTTTAGCCATGAGTGTCTCAATGGTGATGTCATCCCACTCAATGTTGAGATTAGGAATGAAGTCATCCCCGTAACGCTCAAGTAAGTTACGCAGAGACTCAAGGCTGGCCGCATCACCATTGACCATATCAAAGCCAATGTTAGCTACGTCCTCACCCACTACCTGTTGGAACAGCTTGGACAACACCTCTTGTGCTACGTCACTGCCCATAGGGTCTTCACGTTTAATCTGCGAGAAGAGTGATGAATACCCCTGCTTCTGCGCAGTAGTTAGTGTCGGGTTGTCTGACATGAACAGGGCTTCTATCTCATCTGGCGTAACACTACGCTCGTACCTGTCCATAGCAGCGTCAATCGACTGCTTGATTTTCCGCACGTCCTTACTGAACAAACGCTGCGGACACTTAGAGCCACGATGGTCATCATAGAATGACTTGTCCATCAGGCTCCTAATTATTGATAATTCCATGAAGGTTCTCCATATCTGTCGGGTTACGATATTTCAAGTCGTCGGTTAGTCTGAGGACACGAACATCGTTGACATGCCCTCGTAATTCCTTTGCCATAATCAAAGTCTTCGGCAGCGCATCGGGGTCTAGCGCAATGATTGCTGTTGAGAACTGCGAGAGATACCCTTTATGCGTCTCTTGCAATGACGTGCCTAGAAGCGCAACCCCGACAAAGGTGCCGTAACCAACAACGGCTGCACTCAAGCAGTCCTCAACAACTACGGCGACTTTACCACACCCTGATGTGTATGGCAAGCCGCTTTTTCCATATCGTTTCCATTTAGGTAATCGCTTACCCAATGAGCGTCCGGTAGCATCCACAATCTTGCCGTCATGTACGATGGGGAATACCATGCGGTGTTCCTTCACGTCATACATAAGGCCAAGCTGCTCTGCATCCAACTCATATAACTCCCATGCAATCTCTGCCACGTTCCAGTCATGCGGCACGATGTAGTCAGGCAGCTTGAACGTGTCCTGCTTGGCGAAGTCATCGGCACCGGCAAAGCCAGCACGAATATCATCGGCACTCATACGAACACGTGTCCCACCCTTCACACCACAAGATGCACGATAGCAATTCCATACAAGCGAACCCATGTTGTTTGTCACCGTGAAGGTTTTCTCTCCACAGTTAGGACAAGCAACACGCTTGGTCATACCTACGGGTACGTCCATATCACTTACAATGTTATATATATTATCCATGTATATATCACTTTCCTTTGCGGCAGTTAGGTGCTTTTACCATGCGATTTTCGTGCTGTCAATGCACTATTTGCACTGGCATATGTATTTCTCATGTAAGGTTTCACCGACTGCGGGTTACTGTGTCCAGTCACAGACATGATTTGTCCCATAGGGACACCAGCCTCGACCATCTGTGTCGTGCCTGTCCTACGTAAGTCCATCAGACGCAACTCCTCTGGCAGATTAGCTTGCCTCATAACAGCCCGTCCAGCCTTGCTGAGACGCTCTAAGCTGTATGGATGATACTTACCACCAACAGGCAACACACGGGGTGCCACATAGGCTTGAAAGCCAAAGTCTTCCTGCTGCTGAACAAGCATCTCGTACAGGTCATCTTCGATTGGAAGGCACACCTCTGCCCTGCGCTTGCTCTGCTCAAGGTACAGCTTGCGTTCAACCATGTCGAGGTTGTCCCACTGCAGTAGACGCATGTCACCCAGTCGCTGGCACCACTCGTATGCCATGTGAATAATCAGGCCAAGGCTGCGCCACTCAAACTGACCATAGGCAGTGTCAAGGAATTGACGCACGTTGTCTTCTGACCACACTACCTTACGTTGTGGTGCAGTCTTACGTTTGATGTTGGCAAATGGATTCACCATAGCATACTCCATGTCGATGGCGTAGCGATACAGCAACGACGACACAGTGCATACATGATTGGCAAACGTGATGCCACGCTTCACCCATTCTTCGTATGCGTGTTTGGCTTGCTTGCTCGACAACTTGTCATACGCAACAGACCCAAACTCACCGACCAATATGTTGAGGAAGTATTGATAGTCCTTCTTAGACTTGTCCCTCAACATACTGAAATCGTTGGAAGAATAGTATGTCAATACTAAGTCTTCAACTGTCTTCATGTGATTCTCCTAGTCTCTGTGGCCATATGGTTCAGCATCGTCACCCATCACATGACGACAGCCCATAGGGGACTCGTCACAATTTGGGTAGCTATAGCAACCAAGGTGGGGGTCTATGTATTGCATACGCAACACTTTATACTTGATGAAATCAAGCACAGACCAGCATATACGTATGATGGGATTCCGTATCCCAAACACAAATACGTATTCCCAATACCCCCATCTTACGTCTGAATGTAGGCTTTTGTACGGCCCCTTGCCAGTATTAATCAAGTCAAGGTGTATAAAGAAGTCCCTAATATCGAGATACAGCCAGAAGAACCACCACCTGAACTTTGAGTCTGGGTGATGATTGTCAAGGTGTTGCTCTATATTCTCAATGACTTCCCATCTGGAAAAAAACGCACTGCCTTCTTTGTACCAAATGCAAGACCACAACGTAGGGTATTCCCTGTCATCTGTATTACTCATGCTGCCAGTAACTCCTTGAACTCTGTGCTGTTCACCCACTGTGCAGCCTGATTCTCACGACGGAACATAGTGACAGCGTTGGTATCCTTGCCAGTGTTCTTGACACTGAACCCGTTACGCTCATCTGCCCAGCTTGAGTAGTTCGTGAAGGCACTGTATAATGCCCAAGCATTCTGCCCACGGGTAGCAGCCTCTTGATTGTATAGAGTAAGCATCTTCTCTGCCGTCCGGTCTGATTTGAACAGAGATTCCAGCATGGCTTTCACATCTCCGACATACAATGTCTTGTTTGCGAACCGCTGAAGACGTTCAGACTGTGCGTAGAACGATTGTGTAGAACCCTTCAGGTCACTGATAAAGGCTGGCATGTTGAAGCCGCTAGTGTTTCTGCGCTTGATGTCGTCATACTCTCCGGTAATCATACCGTTAGTGCAGAAGAAGTCGATAGCACCGAAGTACACCTGATTGGAAGCAGTACCATCCACCCCACGCAGGGCAATGATACGCTGTGCAATCGTGGTGCTGTGCTTGTCGGACTCAATACGCGCAGTCACCTCTGGCAGTGACATGTCCATCATAGCCCACGCATTGTTGTGCGCAGACTTCCAGCGGATATTCATGCTCTCGCATTCTTCTGGCCCCAAGTTCTCTGTGATGGCGTTGTGTACATCGGTGAAGAATGTACCATGATTAGCAGTGTTAAAGCTACTACCAACCACAGCAAGATATTCACCTGTGTTACCGTTGATGACATACTTCTTGTCATCTACTTTAGTAGGTTCGTACTCAACAGGAAAGTTGAGGTTCTCTGGCAGCAGTTCCTCTGCTGTAAACATATGTGTGTCTAACGGCATGATTGCTTCTCCTTTCGTGCTTCAATAGCTTCCTTCATCTTGGCAAATTTCAAACGCCTTACGTGCATCTGATGTCTTTGCTTGTTACCGTCACCGCCACTCCATGCGGCTCCTTTTCCTAAGTGTTTAGTCGTCTTGAAATATCCCCATCTTCCCATGATAATTCACTCCTTCCATTGGCAACTGAGAGTTACGTTGTATCACAAAGACTGCGCACAGTCAAGCACTAATCCCAGCGATAGAATACGTGGTCACCTATCTGTACGACAGGTGTCTTGCTTTCTGCCCACTCAGGCAGAACATAGGTTGCATGGTAGTGTGTCGCACCCTCAACGAAGTCATCAAGGTTGCCTGTGTGTACACCCTGTGCAATCAACATAGCTTGCTGCCATGCCGTCTGGTCAGGGGTCTTGTCTGACTTACCGTCGCAGTACCAGCTAAACTGACAGCGATGGCGTACAGGGAAGTCCTGCTTCCATGAGTATGTCGGGCCTTGCTTAACCACATCACATACACTGTCAGGATACCTGTCATCATACACTCTGTTCATCACCACTTGGGCGACCGCAACCTGCCCAATGAAGGGCTGGTCACGGGCCTCATGGTAGATGTTCAGTGCCAAGCATACAAGTGCTTCTGCAAACATCAGTCTTCGTCCTCTTCTGCCAGCACCCAATCTGCGTAGGTCATACGATGGCCGTCGTCATCCTCTTTGGGTACGAACTTGAGGATGCGGTGCAGGTCACAGTATAGGCTCTCCAACTTGCCCACATCAGACATCCAGATATCCTGACAATCCCAGATAGTCTGCAGGACATTCTTCAAGTCGTTGTGTGCTTTCAGTAAAGCAAGTCTGTCGTCATGTGCAATGTTCATGTCTATCCTCCTAATCACAAGATGTTTGTCGGGATATCACAGCCACCCAACACTGCTGGTCTTCATCGTAGTACGCTGGCCGCACAAGTCTAGTGCCGTATGCAAACGGATGCCAGCCACCGAAGTAATCCTCCACCTTCTGTGCAAGGATGTCATGTTCTTGGTGTTTCAATTCAACTGTCACGGTCTTCATGCTGTCTCTCCCATCCAGTGTGGCATCTCTCTGCCACCTTTGTCCCATCGGGCAAAGGCAGCCTTGTCTACTTTGTAGAAGGCACGGTACGCCTCAATAGGCCAGTCCTCGTCCGTCTTCAGGTCATCATGTCCGCTGAAGCATTGCGGGTGAGGCGTTACGTCACCGTCGGGTAACAGATGCCGCCCCTCGTACAATGCAATGCTGTGCTTGCCAGCACCATGCCACTTGCCATATCTGTGATGATACTCACACAGCATGGATGTGTACAGGCTGTAAGCCCAGCGGTAATTGGCACGGTTCTCCATAGCCCACAGGGTACAGGGATGCTTCTGATGCACAGGCTTGTATAGCCCACGTTCTTCTGCATACTCCGGTGCATGATGCCACAGTGTAGTACACAGCATCTGCGCTTCCTCCAATGGCATCTTGACAATGTGCTTGTCACACAATGACTTAGCGATAGCATCGGGGTGATGCTCAATTAGAAACCTATTCATCCCATAATCCTTTCTATGATTCCAACGATAACATGATAGGCTATCCAGCCAAAGGAGCCGAACACACAGGCAAACAAAAGCATCTCGATGCCGTCATGTGTGAGGTAGTAGTGTGCCACCCTGTGCCACAGGTTACTCATGCTCACCTCCATTGCCTCTGCCAAGTCCACCGAAATACTGTGGCTTACGCTTGGCTGTCTCGAACACACCTGCCGTGATGAACACACCAGCAATCAGCAGGGCATGGGCTATGGCACTGATACCAAAGACAGTGACAGAACCTACAGACATGGCAAAGATAATGCACCACATCCATGCCAGCACCTGCATCACCATGTGCCGTGTATTGTTGTCAGGGATGTGGGCCAGCGGATTGTACCGCCAGTCCATCACCAGTTTCCATGTCTTAATCATTGCCAAACTCCTTGACCCATTCCAGTTCAATGCGCTGCTGTGGGTACAATGCAGTCGCCATCTCTAGTGCGTGTTCAACCGCATTGTTCCAAGCACTCTCTTGCAGGGCAGCGGGGTGGACAGTTACCTGCCCACTCTCTGCGCCAATCTTGATACCAACTTCCCAATACATTATGCTACCTCCTTCTTTGCTGGACCACGCTTGCCACGGGCAAGGTCACGCAGATTGTACAGAGTAATCTTGCCAGCGTCAATGAACAAGTCGCGCTGCTTCTTACGCCGTGCCTGTGGGCCAAGTACCTTGTGCATACGCTCAAGTACAATACCTGCCGCATCCTGTCCCATGTACTGTAAATACCCACCAACATCTGCCTTGGCATCACGTGCTTCTGCAAGCACCAGCCGGTAGAGTGCATAGCGTCCTAGCGGCTTGCCATACACAATCTGATACAGTTTTTCGACACGCTCCAGCTTTGCCTTCAGTTCGGCTGATGCAATGACCTGTCCGGTCATGCCTGTTGAACGCTTGAAGTATGTGCCTTTGGCGATGGTGTTCTCAAGGGTAAGTGTTGTCATGGTAATATCTCCTTTGTGTTGGTTAGTTAGCTTGGTTCTTGATGGCCCAGACAGAGGGCTTCCCCAGCCATGAACCCATAGTGACAACATACGCATCCGTCACTGGCTCACCAGTCTCAGCGAATACGAATGTCTCATTGACGTAGGGATTGTACGTCACCTTACGTGCGCCTTTGACATATGATGCCAGCCCATTCTTGAGGCTGAACC